ATATTTTTATAACTACATAGTGATACAATGTTATACAGCATAGTAGAAACAAAATATAAAATTGCATTGCAATGCTGCTGCCTAGGGGGAGTATTTACAAAGGCATACACACCCAGCAGCCACACGCACACATATATGTATATTAATTACTCTATAAAGACACACAATGACGATTAGCAAATACAAGAAAAACAAGATCATAAGCAAGATTACAGACGGATATAGTCTGTATCAGGCTTGCAAAGACGAAAAGGTAAGCAGAGCTACCTTTTACAGACACATGGCAAAGGATGAGCAGCTTAATGATGTAGTTCGTACTGCACAGAAGCAATCTGCTGAGAAAACCTTAGAAGAGTTAGAGACTATGTTCTTAGATACGTTACATAAGCGTAAGATGTACGATCCTAACTTACTTAGGGATTATGCCACACATGTTCGCTGGAAAGTGCAGAAGGTGTTACCAGAGAAGTTTGGTGAGATAAAGCAGAGGACAGGTGTTGAGTTAACTGATGGTGCGATAAGGATAGTGTGGGAAACAGATGCAAGTAAAGATACCATATAAGCCTAGAGACTTACAGGCAGAGATGCACAGAGACTTGAAGAGATGGAATGTGCTAGTTATGCACAGGAGATTTGGTAAAACTGTGTTTGCTGTCAATCACATGATAAAACATGCTTTGACTTGTCCGTTACCAAGACCGAGGGTTGCTTTGGTTGCACCTACGTTTAGTCAGGCGAAGAGGATTAGTTGGGATTATGTAAAATATTATGCTGGTGTAATACCAGGAGTTACGTTCAATGAGACTGAACTGAGGGCAGACTTTCCTAATGGTGGTAGGATTATGTTGTTGTCAGGTGAGAATCCTGATGCGTTAAGAGGTATTTACTTGGATTTGTGTGTGTTTGATGAGTATGGCATGCAGAATCCTAGGGTATGGGGGGAGGTTGTAAGACCAGCACTATCGGATAGAGAGGGTGCAGCTATATTTCTAGGTACACCAAATGGTCATAACCATTTTTACGAAATACTGACACAAGCCAAGCACGAGACTGAAGAGGGTAGTGATTATTGGTATTGGAAGATTGCGAAGGCTAGTGAAACGAAGTTAGTAAAAGATACGGAGTTAGATGCTGCCAAGTCACAGATGACGTTGGAGCAGTATGAACAGGAGTATGAATGTTCGTTTACGGCTGCGATCATTGGTGCGTACTATGGAAGATTACTTGTAGAAGCTGAAGATGCAGGCAGAATTACGAGAGTGCCGTATGATGCTGCGTTGCCAGTGCATACAGCTTGGGATTTGGGTATCAATGATTCAACAGCTATTTGGTTTGCACAGGTTTACAGAGGAGGAGCAGTGAATGTTATCGACTATTATGAGAATACTGGTTTTGGATTGGACCATTATGCAGAAGTCCTTAGAAAGAAGGATTATCATTATGGAGACCACCTTGCTCCACATGATATTGAAATTAGAGAGTTGGGGTCTGGCAAATCACGGATGGAGACGGCGTTTAGTCTTGGCATACGTTTCAAGGTGGTTTCGAAGATGAAGGTAGCTGATGGTATCAATGCTGCTAGATTGTTGATGCCAAAGTGTTACTTTGATAGGGATAAGTGTCATCTAGGTCTTGAGATGATGAAACAATACAGGCAAGAGTGGGATGAGAAGAAGAAGAGGTTTAGGGATCAGCCAAGGCATGACTATACATCACATGCAGCAGATGCTTTTAGATATTTGGCTATAGGTATTGAGAATAGAAAGAGTTACACAAGACCACCACAAGATGTTGCTGATAACAGTTATAATATTTTTGCATGAGTAAGTATGAAGATTTGCGAGATATACTGATCTTGATGCAGTATAGTGACTTGCACAAAGACTGGAACACAGAAGATATTTGTAAATGTATATTAGTGCCTGTCATGCTCAATCAGTATAAAGTTGTTAGAAAGAAGAGTGAGTTGCTTGTGTTTGCTACTTGGGGTTTTCCAACAGAAAAACATATTGATAAATATGTAAGTCAGTTATCGTTTCCCCATGATGGTTACAAAGGTAATGGTAAAGATATTTGGTTGGTAGACTTTATAGCAAAAAAAGGTTATACAAGAATTGGGTTCTTGATTTTAAAAAAGATGCTGACTAAGATGGGTTTTAGAAAAGCCTTTTGGTTTAGACCAAAGACTCAAAAGTTAGGTTGGCACACATGGAAAGGAACTTGATATGGGTGGTGTTGTAAGAACAATAAAGAAAACAGCAAGAAAAGCTGTCAAAGCTGTTGATAAAACTTTGGTAGAACCACTTGAAAGACCAGTCAAAAAAGCCATAAATGTTGTTGAACAGGTTGGTGCTGAGATAGTTGAGCCTTTGGAAAGACCAGTGAAAAAACTAAGTCAAGAGGTTTTGGAGACTGTCACTGGCACAGATAAGATGGATTACAGGCAGCCACAGCAACCAGAGATAACAGAAGAAATTACACCTGAAATAGTACCTGACGAAGAAGAGACAATATTAGCAAGAGGTCGAGGTACGAGACGTACAAAAAGACCTGGGCAGGGTGGCACAATAATAGAAGGCTATGGTGCTTTGCAAAGAGGTAAAGGCGAAAGATCAGTAGTATAGGAGAAACAGATGTCATTTCTTAGACCAAAAGTAGTAATACCACCAGCACCACCTCCACCTGATCCAGTTATGGAAGTTGATGATGAAGATACACAAAGAGCAGCAGCTTTGGCTGAAGAGAATATTGCAGATGAAAGACGTAGAAGAAAAGGTCGTGGATCAACAATAGTAACAGGTATGACTTCAGGGCAACCATCAGGTAGCACAGGTAGACCAGGGTTAACAGCGTAATGGCAGACTTTGCAAAAGAACTAGTCAATAGACTCAATTATCTTGAGACTTACAGAAAGTATTGGAATACACACTATCAGGAGTTGGCTGATTATATGCTACCTGAGAAGTCTGATATTGTAAGGAAAAGAAGTCGTGGTGAAAAAAGATCAGAGAATATATTTGATAGTACATCACAGTTAGCTGTTGATCTTCTATCGTCAGCTTTGCATGGTATGCTAACATCAGGTGCTACACCTTGGTTTCATTTGGATATGAAAGATGAAAACATAGGCAGAGATGATGAGGTGCGTGAATGGCTTGAGAGTTCATCTATGAGTATGATGAGAGCCTTCAACAGATCAAACTTTGAAACAGAAGTACATGGCATGTATGTAGACCTTGTTGTGTTTGGTACTGGCTGTATGTTTATTGAGATGGAAGATAAAACACTAAGGTTTTCTACAAGACACATATCAGAGTTTTTTATACAGGAAAATCAGTTTGGTTTAGTCGATACTGTATTTAGAAAGTACAAGAGTCCAGTAAGACAAGTCATTCAAAGATTTGGTTTGGACAATGTGACAGAATATATCAAGAAGAAATTTGAGCAAAAGCCTGATGAAGAAGTTGAGTTGCTTCATGTGGTGTTGCCAAGAATGAACAGGAATCCTGATAAACCTGATAATCAGAACATGCCTTTTGCATCTTTTTATATTGATATGGAGACAAAACAGTTCTTGTCTATTGGTGGTTTTGAGGAGTTTCCTTACGTTGTTCCTCGTTTTCTAAAAAGCACAGGAGAGATCATGGGTCGCTCCCCTGCCATGACGGCTCTCGCTGATGTGAAAATGTTGAACCTAATGAGTAAGACCATCATTCAGGCAGCACAAAAGCAAATAGATCCTCCACTATTAGTTCCTGATGATGGCTTCATTTTGCCAGTCAGAACACAACCAGGTGGACTAAACTTTTTTAGATCAGGTACAAGAGACACAATATCACCACTCAATACAGGTGCTAACATACCTATTGGTTTGAATATGGAGCAACAAAGAAGAGAAGCAATCAGAGGTGCTTTCTATGTTGACCAGTTACTAAGTGGTACATCTCCAAACATGACAGCTACAGAAGTTGTGCAAAGACAGGAAGAAAGAATGAGAGTGATAGGTCCTGTGCTTGGAAGATTGATGAATGAGATGTTAAAACCTTTGATTGATAGAGTGTTTTCATTGATGCTTAGAAATGAAATGCTTGCAATACCACCAGAGATACTGCAAGGCAGAGATATAGATATTGAATATGTATCACCACTTGCAAAGGTACAGAAGTCAACAAGCCTGAACTCTACAATGAAAGCATTAGAAATATTGTTGCCATTGTCACAGAGTTTACCAGTTGGAGATCATTTAGATGCAGATGGTCTTGTCAGACATGTTACAGATTCATTAGGTGTTCCAAAGAGTGTCTTGAGGACAAACGCAGAAGTTGCAGAAATCAGAGAGCAAAGAGAGCAGATGCAACAAGAGCAAATGGAGAGACAGCAGGATCAAGAGGATGTAAATACAGTCCTTCAAGCATCACAGGCAGCAAGGATGGTAAGTAGTGGTTAAAGAAATTGAAGCCATTAAATATATGTATAGACAAGTTTTTACTACCGATAGTGGAAAAAAAGTGTTACAAGATTTAGAAGCAAGATGTAATTATCGTAATACAACATACGTTCAGAACGATAGTAACGGAACGGCTTTTGAAGAAGGCAAGAGAACAGTGTACTTGCACATTTTAAATATGTTAGAAGAGGAAACAAATGAACGAAACAGAACAACAGGCAATCCAAACTGAGCCAACACAACCTAGTGTGCCAGTTGAAACTCCTGCTGAAGTAGCCAGTGGAAGTGGATCTCGAAGTGAGTTTCTACAACAGTTACCTGAAGAAATCAGAGATCATCCAAGTCTACAAAGCATAAATGACGTAGGAAACTTAGGACTTTCTTATGTAAACGCACAAAGATTAATTGGTGCAGATAAAATACCATTACCAAAAAATCCAACAGAGGATGATTTGAGTAACATATATTCTAAGCTAGGTAGACCTGATGAGCCTAGTGGCTATGCTATACAAGCTGATGGTCAGATACTTACTGAGGGAGATGTGAATACATATACAGATATTGCACACAAACTTGGTTTGTCAAAAGCACAAGCAAACGGAATATTAGATTATTACAGAAGTAGTATTCAGCAAACAACAGAAGCAATGTCAAAAGACTCAGAGCAACAAAGACAGCAGATTGAGCAAAGTCTAAAAGCTGAGTGGGGTGCTGACTATGATGCAAAAGTCACACAAGCAAATAGGGCAGTATCAGATATAGCTGGTGAAGATCTACTGCAAATGGTTTTGCAAGACGGAACTAAGGTTGGTAATCATCCTGCATTTATCAAAGCTTTTGCTAACTTTGCAGATTTCAAAAACTCTGTGACAAAAGAAGATACAATATCAGAGAATTCTGTGAACTACAGAATGAGTCCTGCTGATGCAAAGGCAAAGATTGATACTATAATGAATGACAGATCTCATGCTTACTGGGATAGAAAAAATCCAGTAGCAAGAGATAAAGCTGTGAAAGAAGTACAAGATTTATATGAGATGTTGAATGGAGCAGCATGAAATTAGATTAGAATGTTTGCGTTTAGCAGTAGAGTTTGGAACGCAAAGAGACTTAACGAATCCCAAAGAACTCGCTAATAAATATTACGAGTGGGTAGTGAAGGGTAGCTTGCCAACAAGTCCTTCTGGCAATC